GTTAGTTCTGTTAGTTCTGTGATCTTTTTGTTTGTAGCCACAGCGTGTTATCCCTCTAGCCAAGTTACGTTCACTGTTGCGGTTCCAGATGCAGTAATTGCTGCAATCTTGTCACCTGCGACCACTGTAAATACTTCAGGACCACCTACGTTCATCTGTACAGAGCCAGCCACAGTTGCTGTAGGGGTAGCACCTTGACCACCTTTGATCTCTACATATGCAAGCGCACTGGAGGAAATTCGTGCTTTTGTCACTTGTGCTGGACAAGCTCCTGTACGGGTAGCTCCTGACGTTGTAGTAGCCGCCAAGTTCTCGCTTGAGTTTACTCTATAGTAATTATTTTGTCGTGCCATGTTCTCCTACTCCTAAGTCTAACCTGCTTTCACAGTTGTTCCAGAAGACATTTCGTAACCTAACTCTATGCCTTTCAATTTTAATTCTTCCCTTTTAAGAGCCATAGTTTGCTCTATTTCCATTCGCTCTACTTCTAACTTTGCTGCTTTAATCTGTGCTTCTTGTAGTGAGGCTTCCGCTTCTTTCTGAGTTGCCTGTGCTTGCATGAGCATAGCCTGTGCTTGCGCTTCTGCTAGTTGCTCTTGCGGAGTAGGTTGTATTTCTTCTGGTGCGGGAGGAGTTGAAATAAACTTGTCAACATTTTTAATTCCCATTTCCTCTGCAATTTCGCGCATCAGGGCATATATATTCTCAGGTTTTATCAATCCTTGAGTCTGCTGCGCTACTTTTTCTACAAGTGAGGCATAGGATGAGAGATTATTCATCCGTATGTCCTGATCGCCGTATCCTATACCTACTTCAATGTCAACATCCATATCCTCACGCCAGCTAGAAGGATCAATTTCATGGTATTGATTAGCTACCCTGATAACTTGTGTAGAGTTCTCGTATCGTTGAATAAGGTTATAAATAGACTTAAATATATGTCTAACCCCTGTATCGGCAAAAATACGAGCTATTAGCTCTAATCTCCCTTGTGCATTTGTCAAAGCACCTGTTATAGCCCCTGCTGTAACATGGGATTTCAAAACATCAGCGGGAAGACCTTGAGTAGAAGGATTGACTCCTGTTCTTCCTGCCTTTATTGTATCCCAATACTCTAACATTTTGAAACTGTAATCTTGTAGAGCAGGGGTTTGTATAGGAGTAAGAGCATTTGGAGAACGTGTTCTTACAATACCACCCGGTCTACTGGTTAACAGATCATCTATATTTACCTGACCTTCTACAACTTGGAATCTACCATTATTAGCTAGATACATATTGTCTAACAGATTACGAGTCAAGGTTGATCGGATAAGTTGTATATCCTGAATTGTCTCTGCCACTGACAGACCAAAGAACTTATGCGGTATCGGTATAGGACAGACAGTGCTAAAAGGAACTTCTGATACTGCTTCATTATCTAGAACAGTATCGCCAGCGTAGATCACTTTTCGCAAAGTTGAAACCCCATCTTCGTAGAGATCGCAACGGACATACGCTTCAAAAATTTGTACTATCTCTTCTGCCGTGTCTGCCGCTTGAGAAGGAGAAACATCTGTTCCATCGTAGCTATGTCTAGCCATATATTCAGGGCTGGTTGTTACTGTATCGGCTGCTCCTGAATAGGCTGGTAGGTCTTCTACATCACTTTCGTCAAAGCCCATGTTGATAAGCTCAGATCGAGTTTTCTGCGACCTATGACAGACAAATCGCGCATCTTCCAGACTTTTAGCTCCTTTATTTATGAGGAACTCTTCTGGAGGGACATTTTCAATTGTTACCTTCCCCCCTAGCGAGGTGCGGATAAACACTGCATCGTGGAGTGGTATTTCAATATTTACAACTTCACCAGTTTCGTCTAACTGCTGTTCAGTTCTAAATCGCTCTGTATGTTGTTGTAACTCTAATTCAGCTTCCGACATTAGAAGATCAAACTCGTTCTGAGTTAGATTCTCATATTCTTCTGTCGAGGTATTCTCAGTCTCTTCCCAAAAGTGTTTTACAATGCCAACCTTTTGAAGTAAGGCATCAAGAAACATGTTATAGAGAACCATGAATCCATTATTCTGTTTATAGAACACATGGTTTACATATTTGGTAGCCTGTTCCGCTACTTCTTCATCCTCTGGACCTACAGGAAGATACTTTACAACACGATCTCCCGCTGTGAAAATACGCATTAGGCTTGGAAGCATCCACATGAGCGTATCTTGAACATCGGTGATTACAACTTGAGAACGCCCATCCTCTTCATTACCGAATGGTTCCCCATAGAAATACTCCATAGACTTTTCACGTTGGGAGCTAATTTCTGAATCAAGGTAACCTGCACTGTCAGTAACTTCAGTTTGGAGCAGGGCGAGAATTTCTTGGTCTGTCATTTGTGCCATAACTAAGTATACCTACGCCCCTTCTTACTCGCGTAAATCGCTCTACACTGTTTCGCAGCCTTCGATTTCTTTTTATATGTCTTTCCCCGACTTCCGCATTTGAACCCCCCGCTTACTCTTCGCACTGGCATTTTTCTTTTTACCTTTCTTTGGAGACTTTGGTACTACTGCTGCGATAATATCTCCAAACGGGTTGTCCACTTTCTTTTTACGCTCTGGGTGAAGTATATCGGTCATTCTGTCCAGAGTGCGCGGGTTGTTCCAAGAGGGCATTAATAACCTCCCTTACCCTTACCTTTACCGTTACGCTTACCCATCAAACCACTCCCACGTTAGAATATTCAATTTCGCGTTCAAAACCGTATTTTCTATACAGTGTCTTACTCTTCAGACGCTCCCCGAATCGCTGGACAGAAAGAGCCGCATAACGCATTGCACTGAGTAGATCATCTTTTATAGGAACAACTCTTCCATCTTTTCGATGATAGAGCCGCATTTCCTCCATTGTTTCGGTACAGCTTTTAAAAATCTTAAATCGATCTGATTCCATACGCTGTAGAAGAATACTAATTCCAGCTTCAACTGAGTTATTCCCCACTAGTTTACCATCTGCAGGAGGATTTGTAAAGTGTTCAGGTAACATATATACACCAAGATCACGATATTGTTGTGCTAGTTGTATTCCTGAACCTTTATCATGTTGTAGACCATCATGGGGAAACGCTACTGGGATACCGGGAGTTCGCGCATTTAGAGCAGATGCGTGAGTTATAGGAGTTTCTTTTGAACGGCGATATTCGTCATAGATGTAAATTACATCATTATCGGGATCGTAAGCAGACCAAGATATTGCAGTTGGATGGTCAAACCCAAAATCAATACCGCCAAGACAGAGATAATGTCTAGGTAATTCAAAATCATCTACCAATATATCATCTTCACTGATAGGATAGACCAATCCTGATCCAAAGACGGGTATCCCTTTTGAACGCATTTCCCTCTCTGCAGGAGAGTAGACAGAAAGTAACTGTGTTTTAGTTTTTTCATCTAGATGCTCCACATCGTCCCATGTTGCTGTGGTCATACTTTGACCCGGTTTTAAATCGTTCATAAAAGCTGATACTACAGATGTCATACCTCGCTCTGGGGTGAAGGTCATGTAGACCACCCCGTTTGTGTCAGCGGTACGGGTGATACATTGAGAGAAAATTTCCTGTTTTGGCTCCTCATCTAGCCATATGACATCAACCGCCTCCCCCATAAATTTCTCAAATCCCTGTTCATAGGCTTTAAAACTTATATGGCTATTTCGTCCTGAGATGTGTTTCACCAGAACCGCACTATAGGCATTTGGAACTCCGGGTTTCCGAATTGTCTCCACTATGTTTTTAAGCGGGACCGCTCCTGTTCCTTTTCTCGTAGGGTCTTGAGGAGTGCCAAATAGCTCTTTCTGAATGATGTCACGGGTGGTGTCGTTACTCTCCCCTGCTACCCATACGCGAACCGGGTGGTCAAAGCGTCTTCCTTTCCACCATTTAGGATATTCACCAGTGAGATGATATGCAGTTTCTGCCGCACCACAATATGTTTTACCCACCCGATTAGCAGCCATGAGGATACGTTGTCTACATTCCGCTCCATGAGAGTGAAATGTAGTTTGATATGGATAGGGGGTATAACGGAGAATACGGGTTGTCTCTACCCGCTTTTGTTTCTCTCTGAGCAGATTTAGAGTTTTAACTTTACTCACTCAGATTTCCTTGATGGAAGAGAGACAATGTTGTTTTTGGTAAGTTGCTCAATTTGTTTATCAAGCTCCTCATCGGAAAGCTCAGAGACTTCTTTGATGGTTGTCTCGCTTTTCTGAGTAGCATCGTATCCAGCGCGGGATAAGATATCACGAGCAGCGTTTAGACGAACATTCTCTGATTCGCCAGAGCGTAGAAGCTCCTCAACCACGTTTAGAGCGAGGGTAGCTGTCTCGCCTACCTTCTGTCCTATCCGCTGCTCTATGTGTAGCCAGAGGTGTCTCTGAAGCCGTTTAGAACGTGCTGTTATAGAGTACTTATCCCCATCTTTATATCCAGCAGCTTTGAACGCTTCTAATGGCTCCATTTTGTTATCAACAAGGTTGATCATAAATTTCTCTTCTCTTTCAGTAAGAGAGGCTTCAAGAGGCTTGGGATCACTAGGAGAAGGCCATTTAGTCATCTATACTTTCCATTTTAGCTTTAATTTTTTTAATCTGCTTTTCCGAGTTCTTGGTGAAGACAGATAAAGGATATACATTTCTATCCCCATATGCTGGCTTTTCTCCTAATTCGTAACTTGAGAAGGTTCGTACATAGGTGTTTCCATCTTTTTCAAAGGTGTCGAAGAGATATCCTTCTGTTACCAAGGAGGCGCAGATCATATCCTCGAAATCTCCTTCAGTTACAGTGGTGGAATCACCTACTATGTCGTACCAATGTAGGACAACTTTGTAGAATTTCTTATCACCTAGTTGAAGAAAGTCCATATAACCTCCTATAGTTATAGGGCTATTGTACTATGGTGATACAACTATGTCAAGGATTTTCAAATTCCTCCCAAAAATGAACGTAATGGACATATATATATTTATATATCATGGGGGGGTTGCCGATCCTCCGGGAGGCCATATATGCCCCACGAGCTGAACTCCCCTGTCCTCTCTGGGGGAGGGGATATGGGTGCTTCCCTATGTCCAGACTTGATACAATGGTGTCACAATGGTGATAAGGCATTGATCCACCTGGACAACTTTAAACACGGGTGATCATGGCAGGCAATGTCCCCGCATCGATGCAGGACAATGGTGATCGAACAATGGTGATCGAACAATGGTGATCGATGTCAAAATATTTTCAGAGAGAGAGCGTGTGCGTGTAAGGAATGTTCTGCAGCGAACTAAACTTTTGAAATACCGATGATCTAGATTGTTGAAAACATTGCAAACTGAATTGTCATATCTTGATCATGGTGCGGATCGTGGAGAGAACCGGAGAGATAAAAAAAGAGCCAGCACAATCAAGCACTGGCTCTCTTCGGGAGGAACTGTTGCTAGTATCTTGCAGCGATCTTAGCATCCATTGCCTTTACCTCATTGGCCTCCGTATCAGCATCTAAGAGGCGTTGAAGACCTTTGTTGAATACCTCTTCTGCTGCCTCCGTTCTACCTGATTGAAGTAACAACCGATAACACTGAAAATGAATCGTGGCACCCTTAACTGCCTCTTGCAGTCTCTCATATCTAACTTCGTTAACAACCTTCATTTTTGTATCCTCTCATTTTGTCTGCCTGATTATCAGAGAGCATATATTGGGGAAGTATGCAACAAAAAAGAGCCAGCGCACTGAAGCACTGGCTCTCTCTGGGAGGAACTATACTAGCTGCGTTCTAGCTTGTTAGGAATCAATAAGGACAAATCAGAATATGGCTTATGCCTTCCTCTCATAAACCGCGCAATGTAGCACCTAGCGCAGCAGAGCCAACCAGATACGTTCAACTGGACAGGCGCTCCACACTTGCATTTAGTTTCAATACCTATTTCCATTTTTTTTCCAATCTTCAAAACATGGGAAGTATTCGCCCGGTGTGGCGAATCCTAGCATATATTCGTTTCTTTCCAATTCGTATTGTTCCCAAAGCTTTTCCTCTTCTTTATCCATCATTCATCCTTCCCAAACACGTTATCTTGACAGTTTTGGCATAAACCGGAGATTTGATATTCCTCTCTATCTAATGACGTTTTAAAGTCTAGATTGGGATTATCACAAAAAGCACAATGATCATTGGCTATGATTGCCTTTCGATCAATACCGAATACTTGCTTTATAGCCTGCTCAATCTCTGGTGCTTTATCCGTAGGATTCATAAATATAACTCCCATTGGTTAATGTTGACCCAATCGTAACATGAACATAATCACAATAGCCAGCACAATAATGATCACTTATTGCACCTTCATTTTTGCAGCACCATGAGCCACTATAACAATATTCTTCGCCTGCTTTTTATTTCCTTCACACAGCAGGCAGTCGCGGCAGGTGGTGCTTGCGCCGCCTTCAGGACTTTCAGGACAAAATATCTCATTCGATTGCGGCATATTTACCCCTGCCGCGTATTCCCAAACTGGCAGAGTGCGGAAAGTGCGGTAATCTTGAGACCATGCTTTCCGCGCTTGCCTAAGCGAATCAGCGCTAGCCATAACTAGATCAGGAATGAGACCTACTATCTCTGGGTAGTCTTCCCATTGATGCGAATAACCAGTATGGCCGCTTGAATGCTTCAGGAGCGTATCCCATACCCTAGAAGGCACCGCTGCAGGGTCGCCGTATGTTCCTAAGCGGATAAACGCACCTTTACCAAGTTGTGCCATATCTCCCAACTTAGGGTAAGAATACCGACCCTTACGATAAGCTTTATACACGTTGTTAGGACCATGCACTAACGTGACATAGCACGTTCTGTTCTCTGCCGTAGCTCTATCTTCATCATAGCTTGGTACTCCCCTATGTTTGCAATCCCCACAGATAGAAACATCTAGACCAAGTTTAGATGCCATCATAGGCGATACATCCTGCCGGAGAATATAAGTTTGTACCATATCTCCGGTTTTTTCATTAGAACTATTCTTAACCGCTATCGCCACTATTGGCTGCCCATCCAGCAGAGATTCACCTTCATATAAAATCATAATAAGTTTCCTTATGTTAAACATAAAATAGTTTATGTTTTGATATAAAGCATAGAAAACCCATAGAAACAAGATAAAAAAAGAGCCAGCACACTCAAGCACTGGCTCTCTTTTCCTTTCAATGTTTTTAAACTAACTAAGCAGCGACCACCTTCAAAGCAGGAGCAGGAGCAACCAACCTTGCACCAGACGCCAAAGCAGAGGCGTACAGCTCAGAGTTGACCTTCCCGTAGTCAAAAAAGCCGTAGACCTCGACCCCGTTAACATCCTTAAAACGGAGAGCGTCAAGCTTCCCGTGAGACTTCCGATAGTCGGAGAGCCGCGCCGTAGGATTCCGCACACCGTGTGACCGGAGCCAATCGGTGGTAACAATCCGACCTGAACTGATCAGATCGGCAATATAACTAACCTGTGACATAACGATTTTCCCTTCTAGAAAAGATTAAAAGTAAACAATATAGCTCTAAATATAGAACTAAATATAACCCGTCAAGCCTCTTGCTACTTTTTTTTTCTAGGTGTATAAAATTCTCAGAAAAGGAGACTTAAACATGAGAGCAATTCTTATAGATGCAGAAAACCAAGAAATACGCGAAGTTGACTATAATGGCGATTGGAAAACCATAGCCGAATGGATAGGCGGGGGTACTCGCACCTTCACCACTATAGAGCTAAACCCCTATGGCGATACCGCCTATGTCGACGATGAGGGACTATTCAACGGGGCAGACTATGGCTTTATATACGATGGATACCCCACCTCTATAGTGGGAAATGCCCTCATTCTAGGGACCGATTTAGAAACAGGCGAAAGTATCCCACTTGATGCACTTGTAACTCTTGAGGCTGTATGGGAGAAAACCCGATTCACCTACTTTTCAAAAGAAGACACACTAGACGAATCGATGGATGGTGACCATGAGAGCGCACTCGCCTCTGCTGGATTCGGAACAGATGAAGACTATGGCGGCGGCGGAGAGCGTCTATAATGAAGAAACGTATTCATGTGAACCAACATAACATTAAAGCTAACAGGAAACAGGATAAGAAAGTACCAGTGTTTACTGTTAAGACTTATAAATCAAATACATATGGCAACAGTGTAGAAATTCAGGGACCATGTAAATTAGTTTACAGTCCAGATAAACCTCTATCATGTGGTGCCACTGTCTGGATTGAAACCGACTCCGATGTGGAGATACAACCTAACCTAGGGTATGTCAAATGATCGAACTTCTGATAATTGATGGGGATACGGGGCAACCTGTATCCTCTATCTTTTCTTTCACCCCAGAGGCACGAGGGGTATTTGAAGCTATCACCCCCCTGATCACCTCTAAAGATGAACAGAACCTCTATAAACAACTCCTGAAGGAGACAATCAATGGATAAGCCACTAGATCACGATATGGTATTAGTTGACCTCGTAATGCCTCGTGAAGTACTCGACTTCTATAAACAACTAGGAGCTTTGAACGATAAAGGGACTGGTGAAATATTCATGTTAGAAGCTATCATAACCTATAAACTCTATCTAGAAGGCAACACTCCAGAGGCATTAGCTCAATTTGACATGGAAGCAGAAGAGGACGAACTTCGCATAACTCGTATACTTAGAAAAAAAATTCACTAAGTCTATTGTCAATTCTGTACATTCGTGTATAATCACTATTGTTACACTATGATACAATATAAAGAGACATAGAGTATTAACACTATACGTTCTTTATATGATACAAGGTGATTCAATTATGGCTAACAATAATGATCAGTATAGGGAACGTGCTATTGAGAGACTAAAGCGTCAACTAAAGCGTTCAAAGATGGCGCGATCTCTATCTGATCCAAAATACCGCCAGAGGCGAATTACCTCCTCCACCATCTATACCCGTAAGCTCAAACACTTGAAAAACTTACTAGAGGAGTAACCTTTTATGCCGCGCGAATCTAAAATGAAAGAAGCTCTCGTCAAAAGTAAAAACGAGATGAAGTTTCTTAAAAATGTCAAGGTCAAGACCGATTATAGCGGGGATAGCGAAGCTCTCCTCACCTCTGTCCTGACCAAATGGTCTTCCACAGTCAGGGACATAGCAGACGATGTTTGCTATTCTAAAGACATCTCCCTATCTCAACTTTCCAAACTTGAAGACATCTCTTTTGAGATATCCAGAGTACATGATCGTATAACAGGGGATCTTACTTCCTGATGCGATGTATCATTTGCGATACCCTTTTACCAATCAATTATGTTCCTCGTAGGCGGCACGATTTTGTCTGCTCTACCTGTCAAAGCTCAATCGATGATGCGTCATATGGCGATACTATTGTATCTTCAAATGACGCATTATCTTTTGATACCCCCTCGCCTGAAGAAAGGAAATCAGATAATGATACTTAAAGTGCTTGTAGTCGCCTTTGCAAGTGTGGTAGGAACTGTTCTCAAAGTTGGTGAAGCTGTAGAAAAGGAGAAAAAGAAGGATGAATAGGTACAAAGTTCTAGGAGAGGCATCAGACCTTATCAATGGTGATAGAGAGTTAGAGCATGGTCCTCCAAAACACAACTTTAGAAGGATAGCTAAAATGTGGAGTGGTTATCTTACACAGAGTATAACCCCTTCTGATGTCTGTGTTATGATGGTGCTTCTCAAAGCTGCTCGTCTACGACACAAACTGAGCGATGATTCGTTCATCGACATGGCTGGATATGCCGCTCTAGGTAGCGAGGTGAGCGATGACTGAGCTACACCATCAGCCATGTCCTGATTGTGGTGGATCAGACCCGTTATCTATCTATAGTGACCATACCTATTGTTTCAGTTGTAACCAATATACATCCGTTGATAAGCCAGAGGAAAGGAGAACCGTGTCTAAACCAAAGCCAAGTTCTATCAAGTGGAAGGATAGAAATATATCCACCGCTGTTATGAATTACTATGGAGCGAGTGAGAAGCATGATGGCTCAATAGAGTTCCCCTACTTTGATCAAGATGGTCTACGTCTTGGGGCAAAACACCGCTCCACCACTAAAAATTTCTACACTAATGGAAATTTTCAAGAGGCTTCTCTTTTCGGAGTGCAGACCTTGGGAAAGGATGCGGTGAAGCGGGAAGGATCAGTGATTGTCACAGAAGGAGAGGCAGATGCTCTTGCCGCCTTTCAAATGGCTAATCGTATTGACCCTAGCTCAACGAGCCTCACCTCTGACACGATGAAGCGTAGTATAATCTGCTCTCTATCTATCAAAAGTGGTGCCGCTAGTGCAGAGCGAGACTTTAGAAACAATCTAGAACTGCTTGAGAGCTTCAACAAGGTGTATATCTGCTTTGATTCTGACCAAAATGGAAGAGAAGCCGCTCCTAAATGTGCTAAACTTCTCTCTCCCGGTAAAGCATATGTAGTAACCCTTGAAAAGAAAGATGCTTGTGAATACTCCGCATCAGGGAAAGCTACCGAATTTACCACACATGTTATGGAAGCCAAACCATATACCCCATCTGGTATCGCTAACGCTGCAGACAATTTTGACAGTCTATGGGACGATCAAAGTATTGTCTCTATCCCGTTCCCTTGGAAAGACCTTCAAGAGAAAACCTTGGGTATCCGCTCTAGAGAGATTGTGACTTGGTGCGCTGGTACAGGAGTGGGGAAAAGCAGTGTGCTGCGCGAGTTGGAACATTTCTATCTAAAGAGTACCGATAAAAAGATAGGAATTATCGCTCTTGAGGAAGGTCTAGAGCGTACCAAGAGAGGTATTCTAGCTGTTGAGGCTAATGATCGTCTTCATTTGAACGAGGTGTTTAGCACATACCCTAAAGAAAAGATACGGGAGTATTTTGACAACACCTTGGGAAGTGGCAGGGTCTATCTCTACGACCACTTTGGCAGCATGAATGTACAAGACCTTCTAGGACGTATTCGCTACATGGTTGTAGGGTTGGAGACTTCTATAATTTTTATAGACCATCTATCAATCCTGTCGTCTGGTCTGGACATTACTGATGAGCGTAAGTCTATAGACAAAACTATGACGCTTCTACGTCAATTGACAGAAGAGACAGGATGCACCATCCACCTTGTCACTCATCTACGCCGCCTCTCTTCTGATAAGTCGCATGAGGCGTCTGATGCAGAGATAAATCTTTCCCATTTGCGCGGATCTCATGGGATTAGCCAGATAAGTGATTCGGTCATAGCATTAGAACGTAACACGATGGCTGATGATGCTGTGGAAGCTAACACAGTAACCTTACGAGTTCTTAAATGTCGCTATACAGGCGATGTTGGGCTGGCGGGAAGACTATACTATAACAAGGTTACTGGTAGACTTGAAAATGTAGAAGAGGATTTTTAAATGAACATCTTGAAACCTTTCTCAAGAGAGCGTAGAGTGCGCCGTAGATCACGATTGCGGCCTCTTAACCATAGGAAGAAACTTGGCCCTAAAAGTTGTCATAGGAATAATAAACGAAAGCGAGGACAAGGGTGATGGATAAAGAACAACAGTATAAGCTAATGCTTATTGACGAATTGAAAATTCTAGAGCGTGACCTGAAGGATCGGCTTAATGGTATTCTTGCAAATGTTTCAACAGGGAGTGAAGGCGATATAGGTAAGCAGTTAGAAATGGTGCAGAAGATTTTAGCTTCTAAAACGGGTAATAAGTGGCTCCCACATGACTAAAAAAATGTGCGTTATAGATATTGAAGCTAACGGCTTTAACCCTACAGAAATATTTTGTATGTGGTTAAAAGAAATAGACGATGGCATGACAAGTCTTGGCACGATGCGTCTATTCACTTCTAAACCTAACTTTAATCTCTTTGATGAATACTCTACTGTTATAGCACATAATGGTTGTGGTTACGATTTTCCAGTTCTGAAAAAATTATGGGGAATGGATTTACCTCTTTCTAAACAGGTAGACACATTGATAATGTCGCGTCTATCCCGTCCCGATAGAAAAGGTGGGCATAGTCTTGCAGCATGGGGTGATCGATTAAAATTTAAAAAGACTGAGTACTCTAACGGGTGGGATGAACTTAATGATGAAATGTTAGAGTACTGTAAAAATGATGTTCTAGTTTGTGAAAAAGTGTATCATCAACTTTTACGCGAACTTCCTTATTTTAGTAAGGAGTCTATTCGCAGTGAGCATCGTATGCAAGTCCTTGTAAATAAAGTAGAAAACGCTGGTTTTGCTTTCAATTTAGAGAAGGCATATAAGTTTTATTCAAAGCTAATTAAAAAACAAAAGGACATAACTTTTCAAATGCAGGATACATTTCCTGATACAGAGATAAAACTTAAAACCAAAACAAAGTATGTTCCGTTTAATCCTGCTAGTAGGAAACAAATTGGTGAGCGATTAAAAGAGCGTGGATGGAAACCTAAAGAGTTTACCGAAACGGGACTTCCTAAAATTGACGAGAACACTTTAAGCAGATGCGACATACCAGAGGCTAAAGTACTTGCAGAATACTTCGTTCTACAGAAAAGAACTGGTATGCTCGACTCTTGGATACAAAACTGTGGTCCTGATATGCGAGTGCATTGTAAATTTCATTCTCTTGGAGCTATAACAAATAGGATGTCTTCATCAGGTCCGAATTTACAACAGATACCATCTATGCGGAAACCATACGGCCTCGAATGTAGAGAGTTATGGATAGCTGAACATGGCTATCAGCTTCTAGACACAGATGCCAAATCTTTAGAGTTGAGAGTTCTTGCTCATTATATGAATGATCCAGACTATACGAAAGAAGTTCTAGAAGGAGACATACACTCAACCAATCAGAAGATGGCTGGACTTCCTAATCGTGATGCGGCAAAAACTTTTATCTATGCGCTTTGTTATGGTGCTGGAGATGCCAAATTAGGCACAGTGGTGGGCGGTACTGCTTCCGATGGTAAAGAATTACGAGAGAGGTTCCTGTCTAATCTTCCTTCCTTCATGCGTTTACGAGAAGCAGTTACCAATAAAGGAAGAACAAGGGGAACTGTTAAAGGTATTGATGGAAGAGTGTTGCGTGTTCGTCACCCTCACGCTAGTTTAAACACTCTGATTCAAGGGTCTTCTGCCGTTTTGATGAAAAACTGGTTTATGAATACCGATAGAGAAATGTTGGCAGAAGGTCTGGATTCTAAAATCGTTGCTATGGTACATGACGAGTTAGTTATAGAATCCGCACATAATGATGTTGACAGGGTGAGTGAGTGTGTTAGAATAAGCCTACAGTCAGTAAATAAACAATTTAATTTACGCTGTGAGCTTGATTGTGATGTAATTTTAGGCAACAACTGGAGTGAGATACACTAAATGGCTACAAATAAACGTACTACTTTCGACTACCTTGAGGGTTCCTTACAGTATCCTTATATTTTCGACACTAAGGATCGCTACGATCACTATAGTGTCGCTGTTCTTCTTTCTGGGGATCAGATTGCCAAGGCTAAGAAACTTGGCCTGAAGCTGAAGCAAGACCCTGAGAGGCATAACGGAATGCCTTATGTGCAGCTTCGTTCTAACTACAAACCTGACCTCTTCAACGAGGATGGGGAGCCTTACGATGGCCCTACGATGATCTCTAACGGGTCAACTGGGGTCGTGAAGATTACTCAGCGTCCTTACGATAACCAATATGGTAAGGGATTGAGTACCTTTTTCACCGCTGTTAAACTTCTGGACGTTATTGAATACGCTCCAGACGGTGAGGGACAAAAGGCATCTGAATTTTAGATGCCTAAACAACCTTACGGGCATTGGGACATCTCAGAAGTAGGTGAGTTTGATCCTGATGCCCACCTTGGTTTCGTCTATAAAATAACAAATCTTACTAACGATAAAAAGTATATCGGGTGTAAGCACCTGCATAAGTTCAGCAGAGGTAAACGGATCAAGGCCAGCGAGTGGAGATACTATTGTAGTAGCTCTAAGTACCTTAAACCAGAAATAAAGAAACTGGGGAAGCGTCAATTCACATTTGAAATACTAATGCTCTGTGATAATAAGCGGAATCTGTACTATAACGAGATAAAACTTCAAGTAGAGCTAGGTGTTTTAGAGAGCGATGAATGGTATAATGCTAACATAGGTGGAATTAAGTTTTTTCGTCCTGTGAAAAGCTATCTTTCTCAAGAACTCCGTGAAAAACTAAGCGGGGTAAATGGTTCTAGTTATAGAGGTCCATTTTTAGTTTCATATTATGGTGGACAACAGGAATGGGTTTCTGATATAACATTACGAGATTGGTGTAGAGAACATGGTTACGCACATCAACGTATTTATGAACTTAGGAATGGGAAAAGAGAAATGTATAAAAATATAGTAGCTTTGGAGTATCAAGATGAAAACAATTGATACTCTGGTTGAGGATGTCTATCAGCTTCTTGAGAACGGGACTAAGCGTCCTAATCAGGAATACCTCTTTGGCATGGGTAGTGCTATCATGGAAGGGGTGCGTAGGCAGCTTTGGAGCAGCACCAGTGATAGGAAACCGACTCTCAGGATGTCCAACCTAGGGAAGCCCTGTAGTCGCGCTCTCTGGTACGATTTAAAAGGAACACATGATCCCGAACCTCTCACCCCTCAGACGAAATTAAAGTTTATGGTGGGCGATGTGGTGGAAGCAGTTATCCTCTATCTTGTTAAGGAAGCTGGTCACACTGTTGAGGACCAACAGAAAGAGGTAGAAATCGATGGGATCAGAGGGCATATCGATGCGCGAATTGATGGTATGCTCACAGATGTTAAAAGCTCTAGCAGCTTTGGGATGAAGAAGTTCAAGAATGGTACTCTTCCTGATGATGATCCTTTTGGATATATCTCTCAAATGAGTGGATATGCTAACGCATTAGGAGATAAGGAAGGAACCTTTCTAGCTTTTGATAAAAGCGGTGGTGAGCTTGCAACCTACACCCACTCTGATATGGAAGACACGAGCGATAGGATTGCTACTGTCAGGGCTGCTCTAGCTGAAGATGAGCCGCCAAAGAGAGGCTTTAGGTCTGTTGAAGATAGATACGGTAGGACCAAAGTTGGTATCAACTGTTCCTATTGCTCTCATAAAAAGGAGTGTTGGAAAGATGAGGATATCAACCTTGAGTTCAAGAGTGGTAGACCTGTCTGGTATCTAGGTAGAGAGAAAAAGAAGAAGGCTGTGGTAAAAAATGCTTTCTGATGATATTCTCAGAGACATAGCAGATGCTTATTCCCCAGAAACTATAATTGAAATTCTGGGGATAAGCTCTCTAGACTTATTGTTAGCGCATCGTGACAAGGTGCAGGAAAATTTAACCCTATTTGAAATGAGGCCAGTGGATTGCCATGAATGTGATATTTAAGTCTAATGAAAACCCTATGTTTCGTTCTAAGTTCTCTGAAGATATCTTTAGACATAAATATGCACATGAAGATTGCCACACTTGGGCAGACCTCTCCCGCACCTTGGTTAAAGATGTATGTGGAGATTTGATGACCAAGGATGAGCAGGATCAGCTTATCCAGTATATAACTGAGTTAAAGTTTATTCCGGGTGGGCGTTATTTATACTATGCTGGAAGAGCAAGTAAATTTTTCAATAACTGTTATCTCCTCAAAGCAGAGGAAGATACAAGAGAGGATTGGGCGAACTTATCATGGAAGTCAGAAAGTTGTTTGATGACGGGGGGAGGTATCGGGATAGACTACTCAGTTTATCGCCACTCTGGTTCAGGTCTGAAGTCAACAGGTGGTATAGCGAGTGGACCGATACCAAAGATGCAGATGATAAACGAGATAGGCCGCAGGGTGATGCAGGGGGGAAGTCGTAGAAGTGCTATCTATGGGAGTCTCAACTGGAACCATCTTGATGCAGAAGCTCTTCTAGAGGCTAAGAATTGGTACGATATGCCAGTTGGAAACACTGGCGTGTCTCTAGGCCAAGTTAAGGAACAGGATTTTAATTTCCCTGCTCCTTTGGACATGACAAATGTAAGTCTAAACTATAATACAGAATGGCTTACACAATATTGGGAGACAAAGAATGTCGGGGATGTTTTTCTCAAGAATGTTAAACAAGCTCTATCCACCGCCGAACCGGGATTTAGCTTTAATTTTTTTGATAAGGAGAATGAAACACTTCGTAATGCGTGTACTGAGGTCACTAGTGCAGATGATTCAGACGTTTGTAACCTTGGTTCGCTCAACCTTGGGCGTATAGAAGACATAGCAGAGTTCTCTACTGTGTGCGAACTTGCTACAAAGTTTCTCCTATGCGGGACATTGAAAGCTTCGCTCCCTTACTCTCGTGTCAATAGAGTGCGGGAGAAGAATCGTAGGCTAGGTCTTGGTCTGATGGGAGTACATGAGTGGTTGATAAAGAAGGGGTATACATACGATGTCTCTCCAGAGCTTCATCAATGGCTTTCAATTTATAGAGGGGTTAGTGATCGTGTTAGCCGCGATTTCTCTAGTTATCTCTCTATATCTACTCCTGTGGCTAATAGAGCGATTGCCCCAACTGGCTCAATTGGTATCCTTGCTGGCACTAGCACTGGCATTGAACCTATATTTGCTGTTGCCTATCGCCGTAGGTATCTGAAAGCTAATCAACGATGGCATTATCAATATGTTGTCGATAGCGCAGCACAAGAGATCATCAACATTCATGGAACTAAGCCAGAAAAAATAGAGTCTGCTATTGATCTTGCAGAGGATTATAAAAGACGTATTGCTTTTCAAGCAGATGTACAGGATTATGTAGACATGGCTATTTCATCTACTATCAATTTACCTGCATGGGGAACAAAGCTGAACAATGAGGATACTGTATCTAGTTTTGCTAACACTCTTGCTTCTTACGCTCACCGCTTGCGCGGATTCACTGTGTATCCTAACGGATGTAGAGGGGGTCAACCACTTAGCTCTGTGCCATACAGTGAAGCTGTAGACAAGCTAGGAGAAGAGTTTGAAGAAGGTATTGAGACACATGATATATGTAGTATTACTCAGCATGGCGGTTCTTGCGGAGTCTGATGTTACGAATACGAGAGATACGTTATATACACCAAGGTCCAGCTAATGGGATAGGGTATCAGGTTGTGTCTCCTAAAGATGAAGTTCTTTTTGAAACTATAGATAGGGAAGACGCTGAGAGGTATCTTATGGACTATGACCATGAAGCTATGAACATCATATTACGCCATAATGTTAAAGAACTTCAGGAGCAGCTACAGGAGTCGTATAAAAAGCTGAAAGAGTTAAACGACAGACTAGACAAGCTCAAGGATAGACATCTACTAAGATAATCCGTTTCTATACTATGGATATTCCCGGTTGTGTTACGTTTTGAGGTAGTCCAGTACCTACTACCTGTAGACCTGTGTCTAGACTACCCCCTATAACAGCCGTATTCTGACCACTAGTCCCTTGGCTTGTCTGACCACTAGTCCCTTGGCTTGTTCCCGCTGATGAAGACCCCTCACCCCCATATGTAGGAGTGGTTGTTCCCCTTACCATTGCTTGTACTGCTGGACCTAATGCTCCTGAATCTCCTAGAAATCCAAGTATCCCGGTTGTTGAAGCCTTGCCAAGAACGTGTCCTAGTTGTCCAAAGACACTCATCCCCGGAGTCAATCCAGCGTCAGCCGCTATATTTGCATTTGCCATGTTAGCAGCACGGCCATATGTGCTGTTAGCAAGAGGGGAAAAGGACAGTCCTTGATTTGTTCCTCCATCACCTTGGCTGCCTTTTGTCGTATTTGCAGGAGTTACAGAGCTACCTGTTCCCGTAGACCCCGGTGCTGATGATCCCGTTCCTAATCCCAAAGCAGCTAATCCTTGTGCTACTGCTGTAGGGCCTATTCCCATAGGTCCCGGTCCTGATGAACCTGATGAACCTGATGTAGCTGAAGCGACTGCTGCTGGCCCAAACCCCATTGCCCAGTATTCAGGAAGACCTGTTATAGGGTTTACGCTACCAGCACCGCCCAACCGCCTGAGCAAGTCTGCCTCTGCTGCGCTAATATGAGCTACTTGACCACCTAGGGCAGCGTTGTCCTCTCTGCGTCCAGCATTTGCTAACAGTCCGTACATCTACTTTCCTTTCATTCCACCACATCTAGTGCAAGTAACACTATTGCCCTTATCTGCTCCACAGTAAATACAAATCATTCACACAGACTTTCCCAAACAGCGTTGTACTTATCTGCCCATTCTAAAGTTTCCTCACTCATTCGGACAGGGAAATGAGGGTCTATGTTTTCGTCCTCGTATAAGAAAGGGCCGGGGAGAGAGACACAAGGTATATAGCTAATCGCCTTCTTTGGAACTACGGCGGTACTTAGAGCGCAACCGCTTACTATCAATATCGCTCCTAGCCCTACGAGCTTTCTCAATGGTGTTTGCAACATCTACCAAACCTTTGTTCACTGCTGCCGATTCGCCAGCCTTTATCAGTTGTCTACGCATAGCCCATTCTGATAAAGTACCGACCAATCGGAGCAGTACTTTTATTAAACCTAGGAATTGCACCTTGGTTAAGCGTCTAGGTTTTTGTTCTTACCAACATTGCCAGCAACTATGTTAAGCACCCATAGTACTTTGCCGATAACCATATCGTCCTTACGGGTTGGAGTTATTGCGGTGATAGCTGTGGCGGCTGTGACCACTGTTGTAATCGCCGTGAGCCAAGCTGGTATGTCTCCAAACCAAGTCATCATGTGAGTAACAATACCTACAGTTTCAGTTTCCATAATTTAGTCCTCTCTAAAATTTCAAAGATTGTACCACAACTGCTACAACACCAGCAGTCATAGTACCTATAACCAACCATGCTAGACGTTCCCACCTATG